CTGCCCCTGCTATAGGTCCACCTATTGAGTTACCATATGTAAAAGCGGCACCTATTGCTTGAGGTGTTTTGACGGCTAAATCAAACAACGCCATAGCTTTGGATAAAGATGCAAATTCTTTGCTATACTGCGCTGCACCTTCTAAATTTTTTCTAAAGTTCTCGCCTGCTATTTCGGTTTCTTTTTTACCAGCATTCATTTTAAAAGATGCCATTGTTTTGTTCTTATACTCTTCCCATTTTAATTCAGTAAAGCTCTGTTGCTGCTTTATTTCACCTTGTTCCTCGGCTGCTTTTTTTGCTTTAGATGCCATCTTGGAATTGTGTTCGTTTGTTATTCTTTCAACTTCTGCGTAGTATACCTCTAAAGGACTTAAGTCAGGGGGATGGACAGATAGATTTGCAGATTCTCTTGCTTCTTCAAAAGCCTCTTTCATTCCTTTTATTTCTTCAATAGCCCCTGATAAATCAAGATTTAATAATTTGGCTGCTGCTGCTATTAGTTTCTGCGCTGCTTCACTAGCTGCAATTAAATTTATTCCAACGCGTTGAACGGCTGATACAGACGCTTCAAAATACGTAGGTAAGTTACTAGCATATTCCCCCGCAATAAAAAGCCAGGAAGCTATTTTTTGCGTGATTCCTAACATCTTATCAATATCCCCTAAACCTTGTTGAATACCTAAAGTGAACCTTCCCCAACCCCTTGTTAGCCTTATTGGCATATCTTCGGCCATCTTGGATATTTCATCAGTTTGATTAAGTAATGCCCTAAAAACTTCCTCCGAAACAAGCTTTCCTTCTTTCTTTAACTTAATAACTTCCTCGGTCGTTATACCCATTCCTTTTGCAACTTGCGGTAGAATAGCCGGTATATTCTCCATTACACTTTGAAACTCTTGCGCTTGGAAGGTACCGGTCACAAGTCCTTGTGAAAATTGAAGCATAGCACCTTCTAACTGTGCCCCTCCTGTACCGGATATCAAAGATAAGTCCATGAATGCCTGTGTTAATGCAATCATTTCCTCATTTGTTCCTTGCACTGTATTTTTAGCAAACGCTAGTTTCTGAAAACCGCCTATTGTGGTTTCTAGTGAAGCTCCCGTTTTTTCTGCAATACCTTCTAACCTTGAAAATATAACCGTAGCTTCATCCGTATTTGTTACAACCGCATTCAGTTTATCACCTAAAAGTTGATATTCGTCGGCTAGTACCGCCGTTCTTCGTAGGGCCTCTAATGATATTAATGTTGCAAAAGTGGTTTTTAATCGATTTGCTGCTTTTTCAGTATTCTTAAATGATCTAGTGGTGCCTGTCTCAAAATTTTTAACATCACGGCTTGCTTTGTTTAAGCCGGATGTGTTTACACCCAATTGATAAAATATATTACCTAGATTCAATGCCATTTATCTATTATACCTCTTTGATCTTACAGGGTTGCCTTTGTTTTTATTTTTCTCGGCTTCTTTCTTCATTCTAGCAGATTTTATGTCAAAATACGCTACCCAGTATATAAGCTCGTCAGGTGGCATGTTCTCTTCAAGTTCACAAACCATCATACTTAAATGTTCGGCTATCTGAAAAATTAAATATCTTTCAGGGTCATCTTCTAATTTTTTTTTGCGTCGCTCACTTCAATATTACTTAAACGTTGAATCGCTTCCCAAAGAATATCCGCATAACCCCCTGTTATACTGCTAGAAATACCGTTGTAATCTGTTTCGTCAAAAACCTTCTCATCTGTACCCGGTACGTAACAACTTGCAATTACTGAGTATACTTGCAATTTCAACATATCAGCTTGATTTGTTTTTCTATCAATTGACCTTGTCATATAGTCACGTCTATCAATAAGGCTCAATTGACGTACCTCAATTTTAACCCCGTTAAATTCAACTATTTCTGAACTAAATCGCTTTTTAGCTCCTACTGTGGCTTCTCTAATTAATTGTTTTGCTGTCTTCGCTTCCATGTATCTCTCCTCTCTTTTTTAATATTCTAACTGGACATTATAGGTTTATCAAGCATCGGAACGGCTAAATGTTTTTCCTGTCTCGTCGTCCCCGTCTAGTTGAAACGTTATGCTCTCATCTATTAAAGCATTTAAGTCAAGGTTTTGACCCGATGATTCAGAAATAAACCAACCTCGATATGATTTATTTGTTGTAGGTGCTATCTCAATAACTATAGGTGTCCTGTTATTGATTATGTCTGTAAATGTGTGTGTAATATCGTCAAAACGTCCTAAAGTTACCGATGCGTCATGCAATCCAGATACTTTGGTATGATATCCTGTATTTCCGGTATCTGTGTCGTCTAAAATAGCAGATGTTCTATTTAATGAAGCATCTTTTGCCCCTGCAACCTCAGCCATTGGCATATAATCACCAGATACGGTTATCGGCCCTGTCTTGGAACCTGTAAACGTCACCTTTCCATAAAGGTAATCAATGCTTTGAATATCTCCGGCAGGTATAGAAACCGTATTATCTTTAAAAGTTGGTAATGTGTTTCTGTTCCAAACCTCTTTAACACTGTCACTTATTTGCCAAGTGTTACCCGCTGTATTTGTCGTGGCCTCATCTGTAAAAGCTGTAGATGTACCTGATTTTTTAATTGAGGCGTTATATCCTGCTACACCTGCCATTTTATGTCACCTAGGCGTCGTCAGCGATAACCGCGCCATTACCTTGGAAAGATGCAGACAGTGTAACCAATCCTGTAACATCAAGTGACATGTTGTAATTCTCTACAACAACAGGAAATTTTTTACCGTTAGAGGCTTGACCATCTGGAAGAATTTTAACCCATAATGCCGTTCTGTTTTCGTATGCTGATTCAATAGCACTTAAAGCGTTATCACTAGCAGACCAATGTGCTTCGGCAGTACAAGCTGAGTCTAAAAGACCTAAAAGTCGTGTGTGGTATCCTGCGTTTGTTGTGTCTGTGTCGTCTAAAACATCCGCAGTTCGGTTAAACGATCCGTTTTGTGATGCTATCTCATAATATGTGCCGCTCTGTGCTGTTGAAACGCTGATTGTATAGTTATAACCCGCTTGTCCTGCCATTTTTAACTCCTGTTTCCCCTTTTTGCTTTTCTTTTAGTGTATCAAATAAAAACATGATTGTCTAAACTTTAAATAGATTTTCTATTCTGTGAACCTGCTGCGGGTTCAACAAACATTTTAAGATTACAAACCAGTATTCTACGCCTGTTTTCATCTTGACCAAGGTCAAATATATTCGTTAATGCAATTATACCCGTATATCTTGTTGTATTCTTTGTAAATGCGGCTCTACCTACAAGTAAATCAAAAACCTGCAATATGTTAGTATAGGCCGTTTCATAACTGTTTGCTCTTGATCTAACCTGCAAACCTGGATGATCTAACAAGTATTTAGGGCTTGGTGGTTCGTCTCCCGATGTGTTATACAACGTTACACATTCATCCGGTGTACTTGGTTCACTGCCTATGTAAATAGCTGTAGTTACTCCATCATCATTTACTAATGTATCTCGTATGTCTTTTGCGGGGTTGTTCTGTGTCATATGTCTATTATACCTTTAATCGGCGTACTATTATATCTTTAATACGTCCTGCATTTCTAACAAGAGCTTTTTCTAAAAACTTCGCTTCACCAACTGTATGTTTAAATTCCAGGTTTTCATGTTGAACAGCGGCGTACTCAACATCATTGCCTACCTCAATTGCCGGGCTCCCCTTAAAAATCAAATGCTTTTTGTAGAATTTTTTTCTTAAAAGACCTTCGTCTTTTGGTGTTATCGGTACGGCCTCTTGTATTATTAACAAAGCTGCGTCATTAAGACCGGCTCGTGTCAACCCCTGCCTACTGCTGATAAACTTGTTGAGGTTGGCAAGTACTTCTTTTTCACCTGTTTTTTTTAAAGCCATATTTTACGTATATATCTATTAGCCTTTAAGCGAGGTGATTTGTCAAAACGGCGTATTGGAAAAGCACCGGCAACATCTTTAGGTGTTGAAGATACCGAAGCCCCCAAAAATAAAAAACCATCTTCTACTACATCCGATTCAGAATATACAATAGAATGGGATTGCTGCTCTTTTCCTGTCGGCTTGTCTATAAATTCTTCTGTTTTTTCTTCCCAACGCACATTAATAGCAACTGGTGCTGAATAACTACGCTCCCCGTACTCGTTTAAAGTAGAAGGCGCCCAATATGTCGCTGTCTGTAGATACTTACTCATTGTCAACGGTTATAGTGTCTATTTCAACACTTTCACCACCTACACCCGCTAGCGTCCCCGTGTAATCCAACATTTTAACCATTTGGCCGTACTGTGTGAAATCCAGCATTTTACCAAAGTCCCCACCATAGGTGTCTGTAGCATCCCCTAATTTCTGATTTTTTAATTGTCTCTCATCAGGGTGTAAAGCAACCAAATGGGCCGCCAAGTACTTTTCAATCTGCGCTAACAAATCGCTTGAAATACCTGACGTGCCCAAATGCTGTGTAACAAGAAGATTTGCTGTAGTTATAAACGGCGTTGTGTCTGTTAAAACATTCAGTGATATTATCTGCTTTACTTCTGAATCTGTTGTACGTGCCATTTTATACCTAAACCACTCTTTTGCTTAAAATATATTATGATTCTGACTTAGTTTCTGACTTAGCTTCTGACTTAGTTTCTGACTTAGTTTCTGCTTTTTTCAGAATAGCTTCTGTTTTCTTTTCTGCTTCCGCAATGATTTTAGCCGCCTGCTT